GCTGAAGTTAAGTCGAAAAATTTTGACAAGTGCTTCATCTGTCGGAAGGCAGAAACTTTTCGGTCGGCACCAGAGAAGCAGACAGCGATCCTGGTGCCGACGGAGCTGTCCAAGGTTTTGGCCAAGTCTCTGGAGGAGTTGAGAGCAAACGTTCCACCAAAGAACGGCCAGTAAAATTCGGGCCCTTCGAGCGGTCACACCGCGAGAAGCGAAACCCGATACCGCAGGACGAGCCCGTTATCGATGAGCGGATTCCCTGGGAAATCCCTGGGGAGTTGGTTTGGCCGGACAGATCTGTCGACGCACAGTACGACAGTGCAGTCTCGCAAGTTGAGAAGCGGTTCAATCAGGTGTGCGAAGTCACAGATGAGGAGAAATCCCAGCTGCGGCTAGCAATGTTCAGCTATTACAGGGATGCGACATGGGAAATTCCAGACAATTGGGGTTCAGATTGGTATCTGACCTCTTTGATTCGAGATTTGAACATGAAAGCGTCTCCTGGATGGCCGTTCAACACCGAAGCCGGCACCATCGGTGACTATGTCAGGAAAGTTGGCATTGAAGTCATCTTGGCCCAAGTCAAACAGCGTTTAGAGAAATTCTACGCGACTGGGGTCTTGGATTGGGAGCCGGATCATTTGTTCATCAAGACCGAGGGCCACAAGCTCAAAAAGAAAGAGGAGAAAGCCTGGCGGTTGATTTGGGGGAACTCAGTCATCTGCCAGATTCTTCAGCGAATTGTTTTTCTTCCTTCTTTGGTGGCTGAACATGACGCGGGGCAGAAAGTGCCGTGCGCCACGGTCGGACTGAAGGGGGGCCATGCTCATACCATGGTCCGGGCACTGGGCGATGAGAAGACTGGAGAGTTCAACTTATTCGCCACTGATTGCTCGGGGTTTGACATGACGGTCAATCACCACGTCATCCAGATGGACAGTGATGATCGGAAAGATCTGTGTGAAAATCCAAATGACGGTCACGAGTCGGAGAAATTCTGGCTGCTTTACAGCGAAGTGTACCGTCGGACTTACCAGAATTCCGTCATCTTTGGTGATGGGTGGGTGTACAAACAGACACTTCCCGGAATTCAACGTTCTGGTTCACTCATCACGTTCTCTTTAAACTCGAGGCACACAGCCAGGATCCGGGCGTTGCAGTCGATCCGCCAATTTGGGGATTTCGACCGTGGCAGGGACTGGTTGTGGACCGCGGGGGACGATGCTCTGTGCAAAACGCCCAGGGGCTTCGATCTCAAGCGGGGGATGCAGGATGCGTCCGCGTTCGGGCAAGTCATCAAACACTGCGAAAGTGGTGGACTCAACGACGTGGATTTTTGTTCTTACTTCTACTTTCGCTCGCCGCAATGGCAGCGATTTGTGGGGGTGCCCAAGAACATGGTCAAGCATCGGTTCAACCTCAAGTTGAAGGAGAGGCCGGCTATGAAGCATCTCGCTTCTATGCTGGCGAATTTGATGCAGGAGTACGC